TAACTCCTTCAAATACCCCAGTTCCAAAACCAATATTCAGATATACATCGCCTTGATCGTCTAATCTTAGAACAGGATCGACAGTAACACCAGCCGAAAGACCCAAATCAAAATATTGCTTTGATGTATGTAAGAAGGTTCTATCTATTGATGTATTATCAAAAGTGGAAGTTCCTTGATCAAATGTTAAAAGAGAAGCAGTAATCTCAAGTTCATTTGAAGTTACTGATCTAATGGTATCAATTGAATAGAAATCGAGTGCAGATGGAGTAACTTGTAATGTATTGTTGACATCATTATAAAAATATAAAATATTTTCATTAGATCCAGGTGAGAGTTCTGGAATAATATATGTATTGCCATCAACGTCTTTAACTCCACCAAGAGATCCCCAGTTAGTTCCATCATATCCTTCATACGTAAAATTGGTTGTATTAAATCTGATAGAACCTTGAACTGGAACTCCTCTATCTCCTGTAGAACCAACTGGAATAGCAATACTAGTATTTGTGTCAATGATAACTTTTTTACCAGAATTTGGTCTAAATGTCAGATCTTGTAGATCTGTGCTGATTACATTATCTAAGAATCTTAATTCGGAACTAATTACTAATGGGACATCTTTACTGGGACCAATTCTAACTTCCTCACAAAATTCAAATACTAATGGAGCAACTGCTAATCCCCAAAAAGTCAATTCAGCAGAACCATTTAGTACAGCACCAGATGTGTGAGTTGGTTCGTTTCCAGTTGTATCTGTCGTGCCACCTTGAGTAACTCTATACAGATTATTTCTGTAGCGAATATAATCGTCATCTTGTACTGGAGTATTTGACAACCAATCTGTAAATGATGGTGCGGAAATGTTAGATGACTGAATAGTTTTTACTGATCTAAAATCCATTCCCGATGGAGTTACTTTTATTGTATTAACTGCATCGTTGTAGAACCATAGTGTGTTATCATTTGCTCCAACAAATTCTTCTGCCAGAATATAAGTATTGCCATCTAGATCTCTAATTCCACCTAGAGATGACCAAGAAGATGTTGTCGATGTATATCCTTCATACTGATTCGTTTGGGAATTGAATCTGATAGAACCATCTTCTACAACACCTGCCTGTGGTCTTTCATTTGTAGTACCAACAGGAACCACAAATGCTGTATTTGTATTTACTTTTGCTAGTCTCGATACGTCTGGAGTTAAGGTTAAATTATTTCCCCCAGATGTAGAAATATCAGATCCAGCAATAGTCAATACATTTCCAACACCAATAGAAGTATCTGCTTCAATTGTGCCAGATGTTTGAATATTTCCACTTGTAGAAATATCAATACTATTGTTGATACTAATAGTATCAGAAGATGTAATATTTGTTAGACCCGTTACATTTATCGATAAGGCAGTGGAAGCAATTGAACTTGTAGTTAAGTTTACAATTTCTCCACTAGTAGATTCTAACGTCGTTATAACACCTGTGGTAATCAAGGCATCTTCAGATTCAAAATCAATACATGTAATTTTTCCTTCTACAATATCATTAGTAATTACATCTGATTCAATAATAGAATCTACTCTCAAAGAAAATCCACTACCAAAAACCCTTGGATTATTTGTATCAATTGTTACTACAGTTTCATCATTATCAACTCCGCCCATATCTGGATGGAATACACAATAATAATATAAGGTGGGGGTATCGTCAGTAATACTAATTTCTAAAATATTGTTTTCTCTATTAGTTCCTACTAAGTATTCCTCTCCAGCAAAAGTAATTACAGATTCTCCTCCAACAAGAGGAAGTTCTGTCAATGTCAGTTGAGTTGAACTATCTACAGATTCAACTTTAGTAGTTGCTGAAACTGATCCATTTCCAGAAACTACAGATACAACCATTCCAACTAAAATATTTGTAGTATCCGCAATTGTAATAACCCTAGTTAAACTATCTAAAGTTACATCAACATTTTCAATTAAACTTGGAGACCAAACACCATCTCTAAATTCCGAAAGAGAAAACTGATGACTACCATTGGAAGGATCTGAGTAATCAAATCTATAGGTATCTCCAGAGTATAATGTAATATCTGGTTTATATTGAGCTCCAGAACCAGTATCTATAAAGAATCTAAATCCTGTTGTTTGTGTATCAATTGTAAATGTATTTGATCCACCTAACTCAATAATAACGTCTCCATCTTGATAGTTTCCTTCTTGTAAGACAATATAATCAATATTACCACTACCATCAATACTAATTTCGTAAATCTCAGATCCAGCTCCGCCAGATCCCTGTACTTCAACTAAATCTCCAACGGAAAGACCAGAAGCGGCAGCATTGACTGTTCCAACAAAATTCAAAACCTGAACAGTTCTAGTTGTTACTGTATAATCAATTGGAGAAGCAAGTTCGCTAGCATTGATTCCTAAAATATCTCCTTCTAAATATCCAACTCCCAGAGATGTTTGAGAAATAGATGCTTCTCCAACAGCACCAACAGCATCAACTGTATATGACCATCCAGTTCCAGGACCATATGGTGGAGAAAATGATAAAGTTACTGATCCAGCTCCTGTTGGAGGATCGCTTATAATTACAGTAGTTCCAGAAGCAGAAACAACAGTAGTTCCAGTAAGAACACTACCAGAACCAGAAGTAACAGTTACAGTAGATCCTACGTTGATACCAGTTGCATCGGAAACAGTAATCTCCGTTGGATTTGGTGGAGTAAATGTTAATGTACACCCACCAGGAATATCTGGAAAGGTAGACATTGTTAGTTGTGTTGGACTATCAATACTAGCAACAGTTGCTCCAGGGAATGTAGATCCAGGACCAACAGATGATGAAATAATATATCCAACCTGAATACCAGCAGTGCTTGAAACTGTAATCTGAGGATTTGCTGCTACTAATGTTGTGGTTAGACCAGTAATTTCTGCCTCAAGAGTTGCTGTAATGCCAGAAATAACGCCTGGAAGTGTCAGAACTTCTCCAGTCAAATAACCAGATCCTCTGGAAGCAAAATCAAAAGAATCTAGAATTCCTGGATTATTTGTAATTGTATATTGAAATCCTGTTCCAGTTCCTATAGTAGCTGATAACACATCATTCTGTTGATATCCAGAACCAGAAAATGTGATGATTACAGAAATAACTTCTCCTGGAGCAGTAGAAACATCAAGTGCTGCTGCAGTTCCAGAGTTTGCTACTAGAGTTATTGATCCTCCACCACTACCAGATGGTCCAAAGAAAAATAGATTGCTATTACTAGGACTTGCTGGAACAGAAAAAACTACTTTTCTTTCTGTGTCTGAAGGACTGGTATTGGCAATATAATCCGAATATGTGTTGTACGTAGTTCCATTAACAACATATGTGACACCATCTGCTACTCCTAAAGCGGAAGAAGTATCTCCATCTACAGTTGATATACACAATTCTGAACTATCATTGCTGGAGTCTAACTGGTCAAATTCATAAGTATTTCCATTTACTAGATTGAATCCAACCACCGAATTTCCATTAATGTTAAAAACACCAGTTGCTGTAGTAACATCAAAAATTTGTGTTCCAGGTTGAAATAAACTGACACTCAAGACATCGGAAGTTGTATATCCAACCCCAGAATTAGTAACAGTTACTGATCCAACTGCTCCTCCAATAACATCAATATTTACTCTTGCTCCAGATCCACTACCTGAAGTGAGTGGTATATCCAGAAAAGTTCCGTCTGGATATGAATTACCACCACTTGATAAAGTTACAAACAGTTCTGAAACGGAAATATCTGCTATAGCTCCAGAACCATTGCCATTGGTTAGTGGAACATCAGTAGATAAACCAGAATCGTAATTAGATCCAGATTGTGTAATTGTACCAGCAATACCTTCAACAGTAAAATCAATAGCCGCCCCAGATCCAGAACCACCATCTAGAGAAATTGAGGTATATGTACCTCCATAATAATCAGTTCCAATAGTAGAAGTACCAACATGTTCATATACTTCTAAATCTACAAGGGCTCCACTACCAGAACCACCCAAAAGAACAATATCTGTATAAGATCCAGGATCATAATTGGATCCTGGATCTAAAATAAAAACAGAATTAGCATCTGTTCCAATAGTTCTTCTTGTAAAATTTGAAGATTGGTAAAGTGATACTTCGGTGTCCGAATAAGAAAACACATCTTTAGAATTACTTACAAATCCTAAAGATCCCACTCCATATTTGTATAGTCCTAATTCGGAATCACTAGAAAAAGCTAGAGATGGTGAGGGTCTTGTTCCATCACCCAGTTTTAGAAATCCAGTGGAAAGATCACTACCACCAGCAGCAATATTAAAAATCTGTTCTGATATTTGATTGATCTTTGTCCTTTGAATTTCAAAGGTATCAGTTCTAGCGACGTTAATTGCTGGCATTTTTTACTAACTCTCTAAGTAGGGATTTGATTTCAGAGATTTCATCCTTCAATATATTTATGTCTTCCAACGCGGAATTCAAGTGTTTTGTTTTACGCCTCGCTTCAATAGCAGAGGCGTTCTGATTGATGATAGCACCTGTGTTTTCGTCTCTTACAAGACCATCGTGCCCTTTTACTTTGATGTAACTCATACGCGGAAATCAGAAAGCAGCAACTGCACGAATGTCCTGAATTTTTGGAACATATGCTGGATCTACTCCCTTCATCACAATTTTGATTGCGAATGAAGAGAATTCGGGTAGACCAGACACGCTATATTTGAGATCTTGGTATGAAGATTGTTTTTCAACAACGCTCGAAATTGTATTTTCGGCGCTAGCAATCTCTAGAGAATCTGGTTGACCATTATCATTAAAGTAGAACCATTCGGCATCTTCAAAGTTTTCCTGACTCGATGCTCTCTTGTACTTGTAAAGAACTTCAATATTTGAAATATTCTTTACGTTAGCAAGTAAGTGAACATCAATTGCTGTAGCAGGATTGGTAATGTATACTTCCTTGGTGACATACTTCGCAATAGAAGAACTATTCTTAGAAGTATCTTCAGCAACAAAATCAACACCATTGCTATATTCAACTTTTGCTACTTCCATGAAGAATGCTTCGTCATCTGGTTGGTTTGGATATGAAATAATATCACCAACTCTAAAGATATCAGCAATCTGATCAATAGTATTATTTTTTCTAGCAAACAGATCGCTATCAATTACTCTAGCAGTGTAGTTATCAGCGATTGGTTGAATATCTGTTCTGAGAGTTAATACTCTTGTAGTTCTATTCCAAACAATCGACTTACCAGTAATACGATTTTCATATGTTTCTAAGATTTTAGATTCGACTGGATTTCTTGCTACGATTGTGATCGCCTCACCAGCAGCAGATTGAGTAGAACTATTAATAATTGGAGTCACTAGTGAGGGAGTAGATCCAACATTAATTGTTGGAGCTGACTGAGTATTAGCATACTGAGTCAACTCAACTTCTTCTCCACTTGTAAATCCTTGTTTGGTTTTAACTTTTACCCAAATCTGATTTTCATTAACTTTAGCAATTGTTCCGTTAGCAGCGGAAGTTTTTCCTTTAATGCTTTGGTTATTTTGATATGTTACGCCAGGAGTTGCAGTTGATAGTGAGAAAGAATATACTGGATAGAATTCAATCAATTGATCTCTTCTTCCATATCTATTTTCTTGACCACCTGCATTTTCAATTCTATTAGATACAGTTTTTACCGAAGCACTGGATAGATCAATAACTGGAGATAAATGAGATACCGAAGACGATAACTCCATTTTATATGTTAATGATCTATTAACATTATTCAAAGTTTCATTAATTTCAGATGCGATAACTTTTTGATTATCAAAATAATGTGGTTCATTTAAGAATGTTCTTTCAAATTCTGACTGTGAGTATGATGTATAATTTGTTGTAGAAGAATCAACAGGAACAATATTGGTTGTCTTAACAGAAGTATCTAACTTTGTTCCTGAAACAGTGATATAATGAACTTGTGGATATAGAGTTTCATACTTTCTATTGAAAGAAGCATAGACGTTACCACCACCAACAGAACTTCTGGATGCTTTTGTAACAGTTCTAATATTATATGAATCAACACCAGAGTTCATTACTCTGAATAAGTTAGTGTTGTAAGTTTCTGCTGGAATTCCGCCAGTTTCTTTTGTTCCTCTAAAGAATACATAAGATTTTCCACTATCTTCAAAACCATTATCTCTGTGGTTAATTTTAATAATGCTATTGTTATTCTTGAACAATTTGGAAGTAGCAATAGATTCAGATGAAGCATCAGTTTCAATGGGATTGAATTCTAATAATTCATATCCAAGACTTACATTCTTCAGTAAGAGTTCCGAAGGTCTTGAGATATCAAACTCGGCACGATATAAAGTAAATTTGAGATCTTGATCTAGATCTTCTGTCCAATTTTCAGTATTCTGAGATTTATAAAGAGAACCGAGAGATGGTTGAGTCGTTATTACGGTGCTTGTAGAAAGGTCAGTTTGACCCAACTTAGAAGACCATAGTTCGTAATCGGTAGAATCTGTTTCAACAACTAGAGCATATTCGGAATCGTTCTCTAGGTATACTGGATAGTCAAAAGCAAAGTGTGTTGGAGTTGTAGACTCTGTGAGACCCTCAAAATCGGTTGCTACGCCCATTCTAACCGCTAAAGTATCAATCTCTATAAAGGTCTCAATTGTACATCCTCCAGCGCCATTTCCGACGCCTTTGATGACTACTGATGGAGCTTCGGTATATCCAAAACCAGCAATAGAAATTTCAGCGTTGTAAATTCTTCCATCCGATACATTAATTCTAGCAGTTGCTACTGAACCACCAGGAAGTTGTGGACTTTCAATTGTCAATACTGCGCTGTCATAATTAGATCCAGGATTTGTGATTCTAATATCAGAAAGTTTACCACTATTTTTAGCAATCGTTAGTTTGAGATCGGTTCCCCCAGTAGCATTTGCCAGTGTGACGGAAGGAATCTCAAGATCTTCATTCTGTAAGAATGAGCGACCATTGTGATTGCTTAAGACTAAAGTGTAAACCTGTTCATTTGTAAGAGCATAAACACCAGTTGATGATGGTGTCAACTCTACTCCGTTTTTATCAATAATTTTAGAAATCGGACCAGATGCAGCAGAACTGGTTCCAACCACATATTCTCCCTTAGTAACAAGTACATTACCAGAAGCATAGCACTTGAGATATGTTTCTGGAGTTAGTGTTTTCTCTGTACCAGGAACAATGTTCTTAGCAGGTTTATCAAAGTCAACATTAGTCATGTAAACTCTAACTGGAATATTAGTGCTCTTGCTCTTAAAGTAAAGATCAGCACCAGTTACAAACACACCACCATCAAAATTTTCAACCTTGAATACTTGTGCTAGTGGATTGGGTCTTAGGGGGTTGTCAGTATTGCTTTCAACAAACTGAACACCTTCATTTGATTTAAAGTAAGATGGTCTGGTAGATACAATGCTAGAGGGATTCTGTGGAAGAATACCAGAAGCATAATATTTAATTTCAGCGTAAGTATCTACACTTGCTTTATTTTCATTTGTGCTGCTAGAGGTAAATCTAAATGTCAACTCTCCAGTAGTAAAACGTAATTCTTCAGAAGACTCGTCATACTCAACCGTATCAGCATCTCCTGTCCAAGTAGCATTTTCTCTTGGAGCATAACCAGCGGGTAGTAAAATTAATCCACTAGCATTTCCATTTTCATCTGTGACAATATCACCATTAAATGCTGATAGTGAATTGCCAGCAATACCAGTAAATCTTAAATCTGGATTTACCCAACGGTTGATATTTCTACCCTCTAAGAAAACAGAAACCTTAGTAAGAGGCTTCAATCTACCGATAACAAACTTAATAGGTCTTGTTCTAGCAAAAAACTGTAGTGATGTGGAGACAACATTTTCACCAACAGTCTTAGTCTGAACTCCTTTACCAAGTTCATTATTTTGTGGACTGATATTTGAAGAACTACCAACAGATGCTGACTTAACAGATGCCTTGGCATTTGCTGTGTTTGTCTCTCCAAGAGAATTAATAGAAGTGAATGATGACGATGTTCCTACCCAGTTTACAACAAATGAGTTATGAAGACTGGAGAAACTTTCTTTTGCGTTATCTTTGGCGATAAAAATATCATACAGACTTGTATTTGTATCAACAACTAAAGGTTCTACAGTTTGATCATACCATTGATCTACCTGAGGAGAAACAGATCCTTCTCCAACATACTGGAAAACTACAAATGGATTTGGATTAATTGTCTTTGAAGCAAAATCATTTCCCAGTAGTTTTAAACTAGTATATGGAAGAGTTATAATATCTCCAGACTTTTGATAACCAGCAACTGATCTCTGGTCTTGTCTAGTATTAACTTCTCTAAGAAGAATTGAATCTTCTTTGGATTGAGGTCTAAGAACAGACTGTCTGCTGTCAATAGCACACTTATAATCAGCAGACACAAGGTTTCCAATACCATGTGTTTCGAAATTATCCACGAAGAATCCAGACTTAAATCTATCTAGACCAATCTCATCCTTAACCTGCATATTCAATGCTTGCTGCTCAAGAATACTGAGAGTAGTGTAATACTCAAGACGCTCGATTCTCTTCTCTAGTTTACCAATATCCTTCATCGTATATCTACGATGTTCTACTGGAGTAATTCTTACGTCCTTACTTGATGTTGTGTATGCTGGAATATAAGCATAGAACAAAGCAACAGCATCTTTAACGGGATCTGGTTTTGTTGGGTTAAGTGAGGAGTTTCCTTCCTTAACAATAAATTCTCCTCTCTTATTAAGGAAAATCCCATCAATACGATCTAGATACTGGACTTGACTAAACGAGAACGTATATTCTAAGTTTGTATCTGGAGCAGGTGTACTTGCTACAACAGAACCAGGACCAGTAAAGTTGCTGGTTGTTACTTCTAATGTAGAGGTATCTTGATAACCAGCAACAATAGTGCTTGTGTTTACTTTTGGACGGAAGTCAATAACATTCTTGAGTTCTACATTTCCGAGAGTAGAAGAATTGAATGTTGGAATTTCATCTTCTAAAACTCCAGCTTCATGTAAATAACTGTCAATAGTTACAAAATCACCTTGAGAATGTTCAAAGTAATCAAAAGCAATTACAATTTGACCAACCGTTGCTTCAAATCCTGGTTTTAAAACAATTCGTGAAACGTCATAGATTGTATCTCTTTGACCATTGTCAAATGTAAATCTATTGGTTACATTCGTACCAGAAACTAGATTTCCTGCGCTATCAATTTCTGGTGGTTGCGTACTCGTTCCTTCATAGACATAACGCAATCTATATGCGTCAGAGAAAGATAGTGTTTCCACAACATCACTATCATAATCTGTTCCTCTGAACGGAATAACTCTATCTCCAGCAGAATCAACAACAATGCGCTTATTCTTAATAGCAGTTTTGAGTCTTGGTTTTGCGTTAGAAACTTCTAGAGTCGCTGTTAGTTTTAACTCAGGTGCGACATAATTATTTACTCCCGCAAAATTTGTATTGAAGTACGATGTTGGTAATTGAAAAGTAATACTACCAGAAGTTAATCCACTTGCTGTATCTGTAGAGGAAACGATCTCTACATTATCTTCGTCAATATAAACAATATCTCCATCTTCAACCAAATCAGCACTATTTTTATTAAGAACAGTAATTACATAATTTTTCTCATTAAATGAAGTAAATCTTTGTGTACCAAATGGCAATTGAGCGGCAAAGGTAATAATACCACCGCCAGTTGATCCAGCAGTAACAAAATCTCTTCTAAAGAAGTATTTGATTTTTGTGTCTTCAGTTCCAGCAGAAATTTTTTGAACTTGTTTGCTTCCTGTTGGGAATAGTAGAGTTCCTGAATTTGGATTCTTGATACGTGGACGTAGTAGTACAACACTTGTGCTAGTTACATCATCATATAGAGTTTCATCGATGTAGATTCTAGTTTTTGCTGATCCTTTCTGAATAGTTGCATACTGTACAACAGCTCTAATAACATTATTAGAAGAGTCGGAAAACTGAATTAGATCTCCCTGTTGTACAATGCTGCTAGCATCTGCGCTAAAACTTGTTGATTCTAAGAATTTTGTTCCCTTAGATCCAAAGAAAGTAAAATCTGTTACTGATGTAAGAGTAGCAAAGTCTCTGTCATCTACTACCGCATCTGCCGTAAATTTGTTGCCATTATCGGAACCATATGAAGAACCGAATGATTTAACATTCTGTGGAGTATATGTAGTAACGGTATTTCTATTTAAAATAGGAATAATTACAGCAGAAGTAGTTGGAGTCGTTCCCCCTGAGTTTACTGTAACAACAGGTGGTTTGGAATATTCCCCAGAGAAAGAAACTCTGTCAATAATATCTACTCTATAAATTCCTTGACCGTTGAATCCAAGTTCAACTTGAGATTGATCATAATTAACACCATCAACTTGAATGGTTGATGTTGAAGGATATCCTAGTCCTCTTTCCTGAACAACAAAATGTGAAATAGTATTTTCCTTAGCAATCTTTACAAGATTGCCTGATTCATCTCTTATTGTTTCTCCAGGAACAAATTTACCAGAAAGTGTATTAACAAATAAAATCTTTCCAGTAGAATATACTCCGTTTGGAGCTCCCTCAACAACTCCATACGCACCACTTGTCAATCCATAAACATACTCACCTACACCATATGAATTGGTAGGAACACCAGATTCTAGAATGATCCTTGTAAAGAACTGAGGATCAAAATATGATAATGCGAACTTGGCATTATAAGCACTTCCTCCTTGAGCAAGTGTTCCCTTAGAAATAACAATATCAGAGTCTGAATTAAAACCAGCACCTCTTTCTTCTAAGTAGAAGTTGCTTGGTTTTGCTGTACCAATAATTGGTGTAATAGTATCACTATAATCAATTATGTTAGCAAAGGTTATTGATGGCAAATCTTCTTTCTCATCGCCAATCGCATCTGCTTGTGATAAAAATACTTTTCTGTTTTTATTCTGGGAGCTTTCATCGTATTCCTTAAAAATATTTTCAAGATCACTCTTTGTTCCAGCAACTGTTACTTCCAAGAATCTAGATTCTTCAGTTGTTCCTGGATTCTTAAGAGGTTTGAATACCTTAGTGTAAGAAAGAACATCTACGCTATCAACAATATTTGTTCCTGCTCTAGTCTTTACATACCAAAGTTTGCTAAAAGTATCATTTAGATCAGATGGTATAATACTTGTAATCGGAATATTAACATCAACAATTTCTAAAGTTACTGTTTTAATTCCGATATTGCTATCAAAAAATACTCCTCTTCTGTCTACTGTTTGACGATAATTAGTATCCAATTCAGTGTTACTAAGTCCAACATAACCATCATTGAACAATGAATACAGATATACTGTAGGATATGCAGTTAGTTGAGAACCCTCTTTATTTAAAGGTACACTACCAAATACATTGCTAACAGTATAAGTAGGAAGACCTTTGGTTTTTAAAGTTACATTATCACTAGAAAGACTCTCTCTTGCTTTATTAATTTCTAGGTACTTTGTCTCTTTATTAACAATTTCATAACCTCTAATGTATGCTTTACCAGGACCAATGCTAGCAATCATTTTTCTTCCTGCTTCAGCAGCAGAAATTCCGTTATATAAACCAAACTCATCTATAGAGTATAAACCTCTATTGCCATCTTTTTGAGCATATTCTCTAATATCAATAGAGAAATCTTGTACTACATAGTCTCCACTCTCATCAAATGTTCTTCTAGCAAGAGTTTGTTCAAGAACACTGTAATCAGCGGGAGAAACTTTCCTCTGTACAACTCCTCTGCTTACCGTGAGAAGTTGAATAAAATTCTTATCTGTAATAGCGTCCAGAGCAAATTCTTTGAGTTCAAGACTAATTCTAAGTCTATGTGCTCCAGGTGCGGTATAGTTTGAAGACCCAATAGCGTTATCATACAAAGATGCATCTTCTTCTGGAGTAACTACATCTTCTTTAATTGTAAAACCAACCTTCGCTGATGGTTTGTCGTAATACTCGTCAATGACTAAAAGTTGGGAGTCGTTGCGTACAAAGTATCCATTAACAAAATAAATCCCTTCTTCTACCTTTACAGCAGATCCATATCCCATTGCGGGACTTTCTATAGAAGTTACCTCTCCAGTATCTGGGTTGGTAATGTTAATACTAGTTGGCAGAACACTTCCATCAGTTCCAACAACCATTAATGGGGTATTAACTCCATCAACTACTTCTAAAGTTTCTCCTTGACGAAAAGTAGTTTCTGTATTGGAATTTCCGCTATTTTGATAACTGACAAACAAAGTATCTGATGCAGATTCTGTTGCGATATTTGCTGCTAATACGTTAGCAATAACTCCAGAAGTCAAACCACGAAGTTGGAAACCTACTAATTGAGTGATATCGTATTTTTTATATACAATATCGTCTCCTTCAGAAATAGCAACTTCCGAAACAGATGATAACTTAACGTAGTCTAATTTTGTATTAAGACCAACCTCTCCAGGGATAACTAGTTCTCCCTGTTTAAAAGCATACTTACCAAAACTTTCAACCTGATTTTGTAAGATAGATTGAAGTTGTGTTAATTCTCTACCTTGAATGGAGTAACCAGGACGGAAAAGAATCTTATAAAAGTTCTTACTCGCGTCAAAGTCCTCGTAATAAGGATTTACATTAAGGTTAGTCTTTTGAGGCATCGTACTCCGCCAAATACTAGTATCTAGTCCCTAGTATTTAGTAGAGATAAAAAAAATCCCCCGATCTCTCGGGGGAATTCTTAGAAGTCTGATAAATCAGAACTCGATGACTAGTTTGATATCTTCAATCTGGTCAGGAGCACGAGTGATTAGGCGACGGTTTTCAATGTAGATAACGTCACCAGAGTTATTCTCAATCTCTGGAGTTGCTAAACCAGAAGTAAATGTTACACCGAGAAGGGTATTTGCGTAAGTAGTGTCAACATTACCACTAGCAGCAGACAGATTACCCGAAATTGCGTTAGCACCATTGCTTTCAAATGCTCTTACAACACCTTGATCAGTATGTGCGTCATTTGTTTGGATGTATTTGAGAACACCAGCAGTGGTTGAACCACTATCAAGTGTCCAGGAGACAACAGTTCCCTTTGCAGTTCCGCCAGTTACAGTTTGCGTAATCGTTTCATCTGGAATATAATCAGCAGATGCTCCAGTAATCTTGACTGCTCTTAGACCAGATAGAGTATCTGAAGTTGAGAAAGTTGTGGTTCCCCAGTTGTATGGATCTTTGATGATGCCGATACGACGGAAATCGTTGTCTACAGGGAAATCTCCAGAACCTTCCGAATAAGTAAGGCGAATATTGGTCATTACGCGCTTACCATTTAGTTCTGTCTCATGGTCGGAACCATGTCCTCCCTGTGGAGGTAGAACAACTTCAATAGCACCAGTAGCACCAGCAGGAGTCGTTACAGAGGATGATAGACCTTGATCTGAGAATAAGTTGCCATTTCCTAGAAGAACATTAGCATAAGTATAACCAGAACCACGCGCTACTACAGAAGCAGAAGTGATAGTTCCCGACCCATCAGTAGCAAACTCGATAACGCCACCAGTTCCATCACCTTTAATTCCAGTGTAAAGAGTTTGTGATGCTGGAAGGTTATTTCCATTATCTTCAATAAGAGCAATGTCAATTGCTCCAGAAACTGCTAAACCTTCGACAGCAACACGAGATGGGTTGGCGGGAAGTACGATTGGCATGAAGTCTGAAGAAAGGAACTTCAAAACATCATCGGTTGGGATGGTGTACATGTGCTTCCAAACGTAACCAGCACCAGTGGTCTCTGTATAAAGACCAGTTCCTGCATCGTAGTTAGCACCAGTGGTGATTGGTTCTTCTGTAGCATTCTGTCCAGTTGCGTTAGAAGGATTTTCGCCGTTATAGAGGCACTTAAATACTTCATATGCTGAGTTCATTACATAGAACTTAGCTTCGGAAATACTCTCTTGTCCAGTTGCTGTTTGCTTACCGATTTGACCACCACCACCAGGAGTAGCAGAGTAGTCAGGTTTCCACATATCAAACTTGGGATTGGCAACTAGATCCCAGTTATAACGGCGGATAACAGTTCTTGCGAAAGCATCAGTAACACGCTTAGCGGCAATGATCTCATCGTACAGAGCAATCTTTTCTCTTTGGTTGTCTAGAGGAAGAGGAGGAACATCCTCAGTACCGTAGCGATATACACCAGTAACTGCTGTGGCACCAGTGTCGGATGAACCACCATCAGCAGTTTCTTTCAGGGCACTACCAAGAGCAGGAACAGAATTAACACCGTTGCTACCAAAAATGTCGGTTAACAGGAGGGCACTATCATAAACAGCAGAAACAGTGGCACGGAATGCTGTAGTACCATATGTTCCAACATACACTTCGTTACCTACTGTAAAATTTGTTGCTGACTTGGAATATACTTCCAAGTATGCTCTCCAGGGTTGGGGTCTTCCTACAAAGAAGTACATCCTTGAACGTTCGGCACTAGTGTCTGTAGCACCTTCAGTTAACGATTCGAGGAATTGCTTAGCATTAAAAATTCTAAACTTATCTGAGATAATAGCAGCCATTGGTTGTTTCCGACGTAGTGTTTGTGCTTGAGTTATTTATATTTATACGATTATTTATAAAATTGAATGTGGAATCAACTCATCATTATTATTGATGGCATCTGGTCCAGATACTAGAGTACATCCAGTGAATGATGTATCCGTTTTGCCAGTGTATTGTATTACAGTTCCACCACTGCTAAACAAGTAACCTTCGTTGGGGAAATATGTTGTATCTTGTACAACAATCAGTCCACCAATAGTTCCTGTGGAAGAACTAATGGCAACAGGATTTTGAATTGATGGTGGCATTAAATTAAACTTAGCAGCAGTCAAAGTATAACTAGAATCTTTCCTTTCTATAAAGTCTTTAATAGTCATAGATGGGAAATATGTGCTAAACTCTAGTAATGTCACTCCAGAGGCATTGCATACACCATCATCAAAAATGCCATCAAAGTGTCCGATTGTATGACCAACATTAGTTTTTTCATAAGATCCAAAATAATCTTCAACTTCTCCAAACACTAAATTTGTAACAAATATAATATTTGAATTTCTTTGGACTACTCCATAATCATCAAGCAAATCTACAAATCCATTTAATCTAGTTTCAATTGGATCATTAATAAACACATTTTCTTCATATCCATCTACAACACCAGAAGGTGGAGTAAAGAAGATAACTTCTGTCGCATTTTTCTTAATAACGAATTCACTATGTACAATCTGAATTATATTATTAACTTCTGCTTGGAAAGCAGTAGTAACAAAAGAAGTTATTCGTGGTTCTCTAATAACAATTTGTTTAACCTCACTATTAACACTAACAGTAGATGTTGAGGCGACGGTTGGACTAACAGCAACACTAACGACAGTATCAGTTACATTAAATTCAAATGAAATTATTCCCAGAAGAGCATCAAATCTATCTCTACTCTTACTTACAAAGGTTTCTTTGTGTTCAAATGTAGAGAATGATGTTGCTGTTGGAGAAACATGTACGAAAGAAATGACATCAGATAGTATTTTAACCTCAAATGTGCTTGAAATTGCGGGTCCTATAGCAACATTAACGATCGTTTGAGATACCTTAGCAGAATATAAATCTTTAATATCCTTACGAAGTTCTCCTCTAACTAAAGTCTCTTTGTGTCCAAGAGAATCAAAAGATGTTTCTACAGGTTCTGTAGATACCTTAGATACAACTTCACTAGTGAATAGAATTGAAGCAGTAGAAGTTACAACAGGATTAACAGCAACGTTTATAATTGTTTGATTAATTTCATATGTGTTAGCAACCAGTAGTTTTTTAATTTCACCACGTACAGTAGTTTCATTGTGATCTAAAGAGTCAAAAGCTGTTTCTACAGGTTCTGTAGATACCTTAGATACAACTTCACTAGTGAATAGAATTGAAGCAGTAGAAGTTACAACAGGATTAACAGCAACACTTACAATTGTTTGTTCAATACTAATTTGACTTATTGTAAATGGATCTTTTTTGATTTCACCACGTACAATAGTCTCTTTGTGTCCAAGAGAATCAAAAGCTGTTTCTACAGGTTCTGTAGATACCTTAGATACAACTTCACTAGTGAATAGAATTGAAGCAGTAGAAGTTATAGTAGGATTAATAGCAACACTTACAATTGTTTGTTCAATACTAATTTGACTTATTGTAAATGGATCTTTTTTGATTTCTCCTTTAACTTCTGTTTGATTATGAGCAAATGTCTCAAATTGTACATCAATGTTTGGTGCTCCAACCTCATAGAATGTCTGATTATCAAAATTAATATCAATGATAGATTCTATATTCAACTCTGGTTGAACTTCCGCAGTTAATACTCTAGATGTTGTTGTTAAAGTTACATCTGGAGATTCTACCTGCTGATAGCGAATTCTATCTTGACCTTCTTGCCCCTCACCAATTCCAGAAGAAGCACCAACCATAATTACAGATGCTTCACTACTGATCTGAGCAATTCCTGCAGGAGCAACAGATACTGGATCTGGAACCTGTCTGAGATATGTTCCAGCTGGCCAGAACTGCGGAGTGGTTCCTTTCTGACCTCTTTCGACCATCAAGAATCTATCAGAGAGTTTACGCATGTAGCGTACCATCTCATCGCCAATCATTAGATAACCATTAGTCTTGAACTTACTGGTATCTGGGATGTAGATAATCATAGCATTGGCAGGAGTATCAACATCAGTGTAAGCAGCAACCTCATAGTAATTGATGTTGCTGAGAGCAGTATTTTGAATAATATTGTGTACGGTGCTAGTAATTTGTCTGCTAGCAGTTACAACAGAGTTGCTAATAATATCAGCAACACGACCAGAAACTTGGGAAATATATTGATTTGTAGATGTTTCTAATGGTAATTTTATTTCTCTTCCAGCTGGAGTTGCCCATTCAGCAAACTTTTCAAACGGAATTACAATTGGGAGATCATATGATTGTAGTAACTGAATTTCTTCTGTAATATCAATATCAACTCTTGTTGGACTATCAGCAACAACAGCAGATGAAGTAAACGCTCGTGGTTCTGGTAGATTGATAAGATCAATAGTTGATGAGCTAATCATTCCAAACATTTCAACGTATGGATTGATGCCAACGTTAATTAAAGATACGCCAATGTCTCTTTCAGATAAAATTTCATATCTTCTTGCAACAACAACTTTTGGTGCCTCGGTGTATCCAGAACCACCATCAATCAGTTCAACACTAAGGACTTGACCTTTACTTACAATAACTTCAGCGCGAGCACCACCACCACTGCCATCTTGAGGAATAAATTCTAATACTGGTGGAGTAAAATATTGATAAGCAGTTGGTTGAGTAAGAGGATTATAACTTCTTTGATTCCAAGTTAAAGAAACAACAGATCCATTTTCAACATTTGCGATAATACTAAGACCTTCACCTCTAGTAATACCATTATAAGTTTCTACATTTACAGAACCAAAAATGTCATCTGAAAGTTGTTCGCCGTCTCTGCCATCTTTACTAGTAGTTTGAGATGGAAGAATCCTGATACTTCTAAACTTATCTTCGCCTTCTACACGAATTTTATCTCCATTAGATAAACTCACAAAAGGATTTTTATAAGTTTTACCAAGAATAGTTCCTGCCCACACTTGAGTATCTGCTCGAAGAATCTTTCTTCCGTCTTCGTCTTTAAGAAGATCAAGGGTGACATTAGTAAATTCTGATGCTGGTAGTGTAATATTTCTAGAATAAAAACTTTCTACAGCAAATATAATGTCTAGATCATCAATAATAAAAGAGTTTTGTGATTTTATAATGTCAAATTTAACAGTAGTAGATGTACGGAAAAGATTTCCTATCCTACCAATAACATTATAAGTTCCCTTTAATTTTATCTGGAGAGCATGAATATTAGATCCAATTTTATCTCCCATCCAAACATAAGTTTCAAAATTATCCCAGAAAGAAGAAGTGGAATCAAATATAATTGTGCCAGTGGCAAAATAAGTATCTGGGGCAAAGTCATAAATGTTAAGAATTTGACCGACATCTCTACCATAAAGGTAGCGCATGTCAATCTTCATCTCTTTCTTAATTGGAACATTAAAGAAAATATTTGGACCAGCTACTTCGTAACTATATCCTTCTCTCTGAAGAACGCCATCTAAGAAGACATAAAGATACTCTTTATCTTCAATAGACTGTACCGTACTATCCTCAACATCTAGAATTAAAAACGGACCAGTTCTAACACCATTAACCAAATCATAATCAATTGTTAAACGCTTGTAATTGCCAACACCAAGTCCAATAACTTTTTCAACTGCAGTTGGTTCTCCAATATTCTTAGCACCAAAATCTTGATCCCAAATAGGAGCAACATCAAATACTAATTTGTTTGGAATTGTAGTTCTATCAATATAGTAAGAATCTTCTCCAGGATAATCGGCATTGTATTTTGGTCTCTGTAGAACGGCATTGATAGTTAAGAAGAGATCTTCATCTTCCTCTGTATTAACTTCTGATCCATCTTCCCAATACAATTCAAATACTTTATTTTCTCCGTCAATATAGTCTGGAAGTGATTTTGCTACCAATTGAGAATTTAATACATCATCAACATTATCATATAGAGAATCAACAGAAGAAACTACATCATCACATTCTCCATTTGGAAGTGCCGCATCAGCAATCAAGTTGTAATTTGTATATGGAGTCTGTGAAGTCCAGTTTCCTGGTTTGCTAGCATTAATAGGAGTCGCATCAACAGCACCAGTTCCATTTGCCAGAATGTCTTGTACTACTTGAATCATACTATCAATAGCAGATTCTACCTCAACACAATATGGTAATTGTGTATCAGTAGCAACAGAAAAATCTGTTACTGGAGTAATACTAGTGTAAGTTCCTGTGCCAAGAGAATTTCTCATGGCAAGAATCATTTTCTCTCCTAACTTATTCCAAGCGTCAATAGCAGCAGCAGTTTCTTCTGCTGTTCTATTAATATAAGTTAGTCTTTCTCCAGATGGATATCCAGCATTAGTATAATAGAGTCTAGCAAAATCTACAACTCTTTCATTTCCACCAAGTCTTAAATGATATACAATGGCATCGATTAAATAACCAAGATCTCTACGGCACTTAACTTGATCACCAGCAGGTAGATTGTAAGTAGCATAAGTATATCCACTAATTTCTTCCTGTAGATACTCTTTATTAGCAGCAATTAAATTAGACGCATCATAGAAAGTTCCACTGTTAATACCACTGAAGAAGAATGTAGCATCATCTGATGCTGAGAATGAAATTGGTACTTGAAGAACATCTCCTGGATTAACACTAAATGTATTTGCTGGTTGTACAGCACCAGTGCTTGTAGGAAGAATAAGATCACTTCCGCCAGTTGATCCATCAAGATCAGTAACTCCACTAGGAGCACCACCTCCTCCACCCGAGTTTGATAGAGCAGCGCGAGACAATGTAATTTGAGTATCACTATCAATAGATACAATTTTTGTTCCTACTGGATATGCTCTACCAGAACTTACATGCATACCAATAGCAAGTTTGTTGGTATCACTAACAATCATCGATGTGGAACCTTGAATATAAGTAACTCCACTTTCTACAATATCCCAGTTTCTAATAGCAAGTTTTGCCAAGTTTGTGGCATACTTAAAGATGCTTAAAGACTGAGACTTATTCTTAGTGATATAATCATAGTTGCTATCTTGACCAAAAATAGAAACATAATCAACAGTTTTTACATTACCACCAAATCTGATGTCATGCTCATAGGCATCTAAAATGTAACCAATATCTCTCTGATAGTCGTCAAGTTTTGTACTCCAATCTAAAGTAGGATAATTTTCAATACCATATCCAACAGATTCCGCAATAATAAATTCTCTATTTCGTTCAATCTGATTAGCAGAATCTAACCATCTTCCATTTCTTTGGAAAATGTTTCTACCCTTTTTAAAGTATCTTGTATTATACTGATTATCTTTAAATGTGAAATATCTTCCGTAAAAAGTTACACCTTTATATTCCGTAAGTTCTGATAAATTGGAACCTGTTAATTTTTGATTTGGACCAAGAGGTGGTTGAGAGAAAGTAATAGTATCACCAGAAATTGTATATGCTACTTCTGGTTCTTGTAAAACTCCATCTAGTGTGATAATTAAATTTTTAGCATTAGTTGGATTGAATGGTTGATCTTTATCATTTCTTAGTTGGAATGTTTTTGATCCCTGCAATCTACCATCAGTATCGTAGTATCCATCAAATGAATTCTTGTACCACCATGGTTTTCCGTCAGCAATAACATCATCGTAATAACCAACAGTATTATTATAAATCCTGAAAGTAAATGCTCTTGATTCATTAAAGTTGAACTCAGATGTAGCAGCAGATCCAACACCTTTTTTAATTCTCTGATTTTCAATCTTTTGAACTGTCTGGGTAATAGTTCTTCTAGTGTTTTCAACAGTAATCTTATTCTTATTAGGATCCCAAAGTTGTACAATGCTAAAATGTGTTGCCTTTGGCATTTCTGCTGGCATTTCTACAGCAGCATCAGTTTCTACATCAACTTGACCGAATAGTTTAAATCCAGCAGGGTGTGTAGTGGATTTAATTAATTCTCTCCACTGATCAATAGGAGTCTTCGACTTTACGACATAAGAATAATCTTGATAGAAATAACTATCTAAAATCTTCTGATTGGAAACTCCCAACTTTCCTCTATCCGATTTGTAGTAACCAATGTTATCAAAGAATGCTGTAATATTTTCTACAAATGTACTTACAAAGATACTTTTGATTTTTCCAGAAGATTTTGAAGTTAATCCAGTAATTTCAATATTTTCTCTAAGAATGCCATCTACAGATTCTATTTTTAATAGATTAGATCCAAACCTCCATTCTGATACTTTTGCTCTAGAAACCTCTATGTTACCAATTCTCTGAACAACTGTTTCTCCCTTCTGAAATTCTCCAGAGAAATTAGATAAAGATACAACATACTTCGTTGAGAAAGTAGAAGCAACTGTTTTATCTAAATGGAATGCTCCTCCATTTCTGATAATATTAATACTTTGAGGAATACCAATGGTATTACTGTCTACGTATACCTCAACATCTCCCTCAACAATTTCAATTTTTGGAGCATATGTATATCCTCTTCCAGGATTTTCTACTGTAATAGAGAAAATTTCTCCATCTCTAACTACAATATTAAATTTAGCATCAACCCCATCTCCATCAACAATAACTGCTTTTGGATTTACATAATTTGATCCTTTACTATCTCTTCTAACACCTGTAATGGTATTAGTTACAGAATCAAATAAAACAGTTGCTTGTGCTTTAAAATTAGCATTTGGATCTATACCGTCAATGACAGGAACTTTTTTATAATTCAATCCCAAGTTAGTAATCTTAAAACTATTAATCTCTCCAACGGCAAATTGACCAGTTGTTGTATAAGTAATATTTCCAGATCCATCCCAAAGAGGTTCTGATGGAACATCATAAACAAACCTATTTGGAGTTACGTAAATTACGGTTTTTGATCCTTGTAGTGGATCAGTTACAATTTTCAAATATTTGTCATCAGAGTTTACGATGCCATTTTTATCAAAATAGTAAAAGTTGGTAAAATCAGTTCCAACTTTAGTGTTGTACATATTGGAAGCAAGTCTTGATCCAAATCCAAATTTTACATCAGTAAATGATCCTGGATTTCCTGGGAGGATATTTGATGCTTGCTTTTCGACTGTGATGATATTATAGTTTTTACTTGGACTTAAATCAAAGTAAGTTCCAACTAGAGAAGAATGTGAAGTGTCAAACTTATACTTATAAAACTCCTGTATATCAATGTTTGGATTTGGAATATAATTTACATTATCCTCAGAAAATTCAAATTTAAAATCAATAGGATTGGCAGTTTTTACGGAAATCAATCTTTGGGGAGAACTAGAATCAAAGAAAGTTGTGCTTACTTTAATGTCTTGAGCTGTGGTTTTGTTAATACCATATTCATATACTACAATTGCTTTTTGCGTTTCTAAATCATATGATTTAATAAATCCAGAACCAGCGGAAGTTCCAACCTGGAAATTTGGAGTAAAGTTGTATCTTGCTTTATAAAGAGAAATTTCTTGACCATCAAAATGATCTACAACAGTTGTATTCTCTCTTCCAGTTGTAACTGTCAAATTTTTTCCATTGACGGAAACAATTTCCATCACTTCTTCTCCAACAGAAATTAAATCTCCATTAGAAAATCCTGTTGTACTATCTGCTGTCAGAATTGTAGATCCAGCAGAAAAACCAACATGATCAACATATAAAGTTAATCTAGATGTGCTAAGCGATGCTCCTGCTCTTTGTAAGGATTCATCATCTACACCAAGATAATCTGCTTTTCTGTAACCAGATCCTTTCGCTTGAATTGTAATATTGGAAACTACACCAGCACTAGAAACGGTAATATTTGCAGTAGCACCAGTTCCAGTTCCTCCAGTCAATGGAACATTAGTGTAAGTTCCTTGTGTATAGTCAGCACCACCATTTAACACCTGGAATCTTCCAATGCCAGTATCATCAATAGTAGAAGAAAACTTGGGTGCTTGGAATGTAACTTCTTGATATAGTCTTTTTCTTAGATAGTAGGTTTTAGTTTTAATACTATCATCTGGAAAAATATCAACATCTACCCTATCACCTATACCAAGTCCGTGATTATTTGCTGTTTCAATTAAAGCAACACTTTGATTAACTTCAAATGGTTCTAGATTATCACTAAGAGAAGTTAAAGTTACTGCTCTTGTTCCAGAAGTATTGAATACATCAGATGATTGTAGGAAATAATCAACATCTGGATCATTGAATAACAACCAATCACCAGAAAGAACTTTAATTTCAACAGTATTTTGACTGCTAGTTCCGTTTAAGATTTCTGCTGTAGCAACGGGTTGATTGATACCATCAGTCAAACTAAGAGTAGCACCTTTTGTATATGAACTCTTCTGATCCAAAAGAATGAAGAAAGTTTTGATATCAGCAGAAAATGTTCCTGTGTTATCAAACGTTCCAATAACATCTTTTAATACAACAACATTGTCATTTGTCACATTTCCAACAATCGTTCCAGAAGCATTAGACGATGGTTGACGTAGAACATCATCAGTAAACAAATAAGCATTTTGAATAGTTGTCAACTTTACAACTTTGTTTTCATAACTATCAAGATACTGTACTGCTTTTCCTTTTACAGATTGTACTAGAGCCTCTGCCTCGGAACCTTCAGATCCTTTATTATTAAAGTAAACTTTGGAATTAACAGAAAAATTGCTAGATGATCTATCAATAGAAATAGAATCGACAGTTCCAGACTTAACTTCTGCTACTTGTGCTACAACACCATCTCCATTCCTTGGCATACCAGGAATAAAGAATCTCTTAGAATTTTTTGGAATATCGTTTTGATTAATATTAGAATTGTAGTTACTATCAACTGGCAGTGAATAGAAATTTTCACCTAAAACATATGGGTATTGCGGTACTTGATTGCTATTAATAGTAAGGAAATAAGCATAAACTCCCTCTGGAAAATCTGGAGTGACGCAGAATCTTCCATTGTTCTCATCTAGTGAACCAGATTTGTGAACATAAGTATAATCATTGGTAAATGTTCCTAGTGGATATGTATTCAAAGATGGACCACCAGGACGTGATCCGTTGATATCATAACTAGATGTCATCCTAACAATGGGAGACTGAGAATCTAATGGGTTCTCGTGAGCAAATGGTCCATAGATGGGATTACCATCATAAGCAAATCCAAGAATAGGTGAGTGCGTTTTTGTTGCTGGTTCTAATCCAGATGAACTAATATTATCATTCAAAGCAACTCTAAGTGCTTTTGGATTAGCAACATGTCCATAACCATATTCTAGAACATTGTTGTAGTTTTCAAATAAGTATCCATACTCGGTGTCTAATTTAGACTTCAGTTTTTCAAATCTGTTAAAATTCCATTCTGTTAGTAAGGGAGTAGCAGTAGCTCCACTGCCTACTGGAATAATATCAACTCTTACCGTACTCTGTGTATAAAAATTACCAGCAGAATTTTGTATAAATCCTGTGATCTTTCCATCGGTACTTACAATAGCAGTATAATCAGCAAATCTTCCTTTTCCGTTTCTATCTGTAATTCTAACAATAGGAGGTGAAGAATAGTGTTCTCCAGGGTTATCAATAACCAAACTAGTTACTTGATCACCAGTTACAACAGCACGAACAACAGCGTCTCTACCAGAAGTAACTTCTACATTGGGAACTCTAGGAAATACAGTATTTGTATCAACAATATATCTTTCAACAACAGAACCAGAGAGAACTGCTCTTGCTTTATTTGGGACACCATCAATTAAAACAAATGGTGGTTTTTGATAACCTCCACCCTGAGTATTAACAGCAATTGATTCTAATCTACCAAATCTAATACTTTCTGGATCACGTTGACCGTATAAACGAACACCGTTCAATAAAACACCAATGTCTGATTTGGGAGTTTTATATTTTTCAGTAGTTCTTGTTGAATTCTTTCTAATAATACGAAGAAGTTTTTGATCCTGTACTGGTTGAGTTACTGCAGATCCATCTAAAATTTTATATGATGGAAATCCAGAAGAAGTAATATAATAATATTGATCATCCGCAAAAATCGCAGACACGTCAGTTGATGTTTGTCCTAAAGAAGTCTGTACAGATGGTACAGTAGGAGCATTAATTGGTAAATTGTTGTTTAAGATCCATCTTGGTTGATTTGTGCCAGTTTTTACAATCTTTGGATCAGATGTCTCAAAACCAGGGTTTGATACTTGAATTGTATCACCAGGATATGAATGTGGTTTTGAAGAACTAGTTGTAAAATTATATACAACACCGAGGGTAAGAAGACTTACTCCAGAACCAGAGATGATAACTGGTTTATAAACAGATTCACCAACGCTATGGGTGTAAGTAATGTCTCCTCTTTTTTTAATAATAAATTGAGTAATATTCTTCTCTTCAAATTTGATTGTTTCTTGCCCAATTAAAATTTCACCACTCTTTTCCCAACCAATAGTTGAGAATACATTTACACGCTTTCCAACACCATCATTTTGTGATAGAGTTTTTTCTAAACGAGTTTTTGTTGAAACAGCAAATTCTCCAGTTACAGTTTCGGGTGCTAAAACAATATTCCAAATCTGTTCTCCATCAGAAGTTCCATCTGGATAAACATTATCGACAGTTGCAGAAACAAAGTTATATTCATTAGTTTCTGGTTGAGTAACACGTTGACCAATTAAGTTTTTGGGATCACCAGAAATTACTTTTACTTTTAGAGCATAGACATTAATCCAATCCGATTTGGATGCTTTATAAGTAAAATCTTTTGGTTTGTAAACCTCTGGATTATTACTATCATCTTTAGCAACAATTGTTGTGAAGATAAACTTGATAGAACTATCAGTTCCTTTTGTTTTGTAGAACTTTTGAATATTTTTGATTAAAGTTCTTTTGTCAATTT